CTTCTTTCATAAAGAAGGATCCTGTTTTTAAATCAAAGATAGAAGCTGAGGCTGAGAATCTCAACATTCTGAAAAAAACTGCTCGGTTGCCAATATAAATACTATTGGATACAACATGGGAGATCCAAATGCTTCTAAGAACAGCAGGTAAGCCCAAAAAAGTTCCAATAAGTTTATGTAAGCAAGCCGTGAAGTGGTATGGTAAATACCTTCTTGGTCATAGGCTCTATCGTAACATAGAAGTCAAATTAGAGTTTGATAAAAAGGCTCTTGGTCCCTATGTTTATGGATGTTGTGATTGGAATGACGATAATCACAAAGCCAGAGATTTTACTATAACTGTCGATCCAGATCTTGGTAAAAGAAACATGCTTCTCGTAATAGCCCATGAGATGGTGCATGTCAAGCAATATGCCAAGGGTGAAATGAAAGATTATATCAGGATGGATAGAGTGAAATGGAAAGGAAAGGTATACAATGAATCTGTTATTGACTATTGGGAACACCCATGGGAAATAGAGGCTCATGGTAGAGAAAAAGGTCTATACTACAAATTCATAGACAATCTGAAAAAAAAGTAATTTTATAATTTGATGAGTGAAGAGACGATGTCCGCATTTGAATGTTACAAAGAGTATATTGCTCTGAAGAACCATTTCAGAAGTAATACTTACGACTATTTCAAGTACAATGGTAAGAGTAAAATAAATCAAAACAGTTTTGAGACGAGAAATGATAAACTGTTTTTCATGAAATTGGCTAAACATCCTGATCCAAGGAATCTTATTCTATCAAATCTATTGGTGAATAATAAAGCTTGGGTCAAGGATATTGCATACAACGAAGATGCCAAGAAGATATATCAGGATTGGCAAAGACGCCAGCAATCATTGATGTATAATTTCTCAGAAGAATTATCAAAGCTCGCTAATGATTTTGATTCGAACTTTATTAGCGAAGATAACTCCCATCCATATGTTCTCAAATTATATCTAAGAAATCAGATTAGTTTGGAAACATTGGTAATGCTTGTTGATCTTGTCAAATGTGTAAAGACTTGGTCCAACAAGTATGCATACGACCCAGTTGTTGAAGAAACATTAACAAAGATTACAAAGTATCGACCATTCCTAAAATATGATCGAGAAAAAGTAAAGAAAATAGTTATTGACAAATTCAGCAATCGATAGTATACTAAATACTGTTGCGGGAATATTTCCCAATATAAAAAATACAGATAATACTAACAATACGGAGAATATAAATGGTAGATTTTGCAAAGCTCAAAGCTAATTCTGGTAAGAAGTCACTCGAAACACTTACCGCAGAACTCAGTAAACTCAATAATCAAGGCGAAAAGAAAAGCGACGATCGCTTCTGGTATCCTGCCACTGACAAGGCTGGTAATGGATATGCAGTATTTCGTTTTCTTCCAGCTCCAGGCGATGAAGATGTTCCGTTCATTCGTATGTTCGAACATGGCTTCAAAGGTCCGACTGGTTCTTGGTATATTGAAAACTCACTCACTACTATCGGTAAACAAGATCCAGTTGGTGAGCTGAATACTCAGTTGTGGAACAGTGGCATTGACTCTGATAAGGAAATTGCTCGTGCACAAAAGCGCAAGCTACATTTCATCAGTAACATCTATATTATTCAGGACCAAGCTAATCCAGAAAACAATGGTAAGGTATTCTTGTTCAAGTATGGCAAGAAAGTATTCGATAAGCTCAATGAGGCAATGAACCCTCAGTTTGCTGACGAAGCTCCAATGAATCCATTCGATCTGTGGGCTGGTGCTAACTTCAAGCTGAAGATTCGTAACGTCGAAGGCTATCGCAACTATGACAAGTCAGAGTTTGCTGCACCTGGACCGTTGTTTGACGATGATTCAGAGATGGAAGCTGTTTGGAAGAAGTGTCATTCACTCAAGGCATTCCTCGATCCTTCGAACTTCAAGTCATATGACGAATTGAAGGCTCGTTTGAACAAGGTACTTGGTGTTGATGGATTTGCTTCTCGTTCAGCTGTTGCTTCTCTAAATGATGAAGCTGATTTGCCTTGGCAGCAGGAAGCACCTGCTCCGACATTGAAGGCAAAGCCAGCACCAAAGTTTGATGAAGATGAAGACGATGAAGATATGTTACTATTTGCTAAGATTGCAAATAGCTAAAGAGAAGGGGAGCCAAGCTCCCCTTTTTTATTATTGTTTACTCTGGACCTTTTCCTGAGTTCTGCCATAAGCAGTAACACCAAGGATTGCACCAAATGCAAGATGGATTAATCCACCATTGTCAAGTGTAATAGACTTCCATGCTACGTACTGCATTCCTTTGATGAATACTGGCATGAACATCGAGATTACTGGAAACGCAACAAAGTCACAGAAGCAGATAAGCATATAAAGCCAGCCCATTGCTGGTCTCCAGTATGCCTTCATCCAGTGTTCATCTTGCTTAGCGTTTTCTTTTTCCCACTGTTGCTTCTCAAGCTCAATCTTAGCTAGCTGTGCAGCTTCTGATAGTTGTTGAGACTGTGATGGGGAAGAAGATGATGTGAATGTTGATGTAGTAGTGAACGAAGCAGCAGCACCTTTTGTTGCAGGTGGGATTTGATCCATTGCTGGCTTGGCAACTGGCTCCGCGTTTTGATCGATTGTTCCAAAACTAGGCATATCATATTCCTTTTTTTATTAGTTATTATATAGATATAGCAGTTCAGATGATGAAGGTGGTTTATTACCCATTGTATTTATTTCAGGTTCAGCTTCCGATCTAGATTCTTCATAATATGATTCAGAGTATTGACGTGAACCAGAACCAGATGACATTGGCTGTTGATAGTAATTGTTTTGTGGCTCTTGTTGAACATCATTCAATGCACTAGCCAAACGAATTATCTGTGGAACCAACATTGCTGCAGTTGAGGGTTCGTTCGTATTCATAGAACTCGAAGATCGAGGCATTCTATCTCCAGGAACACTTGAATACGTATCCGAAGATCGAGGCATTCTATCTCCAGGAACACTTGAATACGTATCTGGAGTTTTCATATTATAAGATGACTGTTTTGATCCGCTATCTGATGAGAGCATAGAAAACATATTACCAAATGCATTTGTTTGTGATGCAGGAATAACATTATCGCCCTGTTGAAGATTGCGAAGCACTGGACCTTTGCCAGATTGTCTTATTTTTCCTGACTTATTAATGATTGCTTCGGATCCTAACTCACCAGTAATGGCTGGACCAGATTTTTTAAGATTCATTACACCAGATGCAAATGCAGGTACATTTTGTTTGCCACCAGAAAGATGCTGTTGAATTGCTGGCATAGCCCATTGCGGTACACTACCAAAATGGTAATCTGGACCCCATGCTCTGCGACTTTCAGTATCAATGTGTACTAATCCAGGACGGTAAACACCAATACCACCAGCGCCTGCTTTAGATGCAATTTGAATAAACTTCAGAGTAGTTGGGATATCACCAGCAAACGAAACGTCAATAGCATTGCCACGAGTATGTGCAGAATTTCTTGCACCACCAACAGCAGCGTTGTGTATTGGATCTCTAAATCCACTTGTTATTCTGAAGTCACCAAATTCACCTTTTACCTTTTCAGATAACTGTGACACTGATTGATTGATCTTTGATATATCGGCTTGTGGACCTCCAGGTGTAGCACCACCACCTGGACTTGGAGGAGTAGCACCAATGCCAAGACCTCCACCACCTTCTGCAACAGCATCGCCACCACCAGCAAGATCGCTATTGTCAACAATCTCATCAGCTCTAATTAACATTTCTTGAGCAGTGATGTTTATATCTGCTGCTTCAAACTCAATTATTTTACCAGACATATTTTTGAGAGCATCTGGCATATCTTTGTTCCAAGAATATCTTGGATCATTGATTGATGTACCAACTAGTCCCCCAGTTTTCTCATAGACAAAGTTATCAACTTTTGCAGCTCCTGGAATATTTTCATTTATCCAGCTTCCAACTATACTATTACCTGCTTTTGATTCATCAGCATCTAAGAAATGCGTAAGTGTACCACCAACAATTGCAGGTAATACAGCTGCTGTTAGTTCAGCAAGCGCACCAAGAATAGAATTGCCTACTGTTTCACCAATACCACCTTCTTTTATATTGTCCAAAGATTTGAGTATTTCAACAAGCAGGTAATTCTGTTGCTGCTGAGCTTCGGCTGTTACTTTCGAAATTTCATTTGATTGAGAGATTAATTCACCAACAGCAGCAATTGTACCAGATTGAGCTGTTAGTGGTTTTTCTTGTACAGTTGTAGATTTGTAACTACGCTGCTTTGTTCCTCCAAATATAGCAGGAAAGATAGCTGATAACAAACTTGCCACTATCTTTTTCCTCTACCAAAACGGTGTTGTAAACCTTGATAAGCTATACCTAAAAGAATCATTGGAACAAGTTCACCAATGCGTCTTGGCATATCAGTACCATCACTTGTAATCCCTGGTTCTTTTGGTTTAGCTGTTTTACTGTCAACATGTTTATCAATTTTTTTGG